GATAATACATTAACCCCGTTTGGTTTTTATCAACCAAACAAAATCGACGATGTGAGCGATGAGGTCTTGGATAATAAGAAAGTGCCTTCTAAAGAAATGCCCTACCATTTGACCCCTGACCAAATTGAATTACTGAATTTTTAAATTTGATAAATAAATCAATGGAAGTAGTGTGGAACTAATTTCATTGTAAAACAAGGAGACAATAAATGGCTTTTCAGCTTTCACCTGGTGTTCTAGTTACCGAGAAAGACTTAACTAGTATTGTTCCTGCCGTAGGTACCTCTAATGGTGCTTTTGCAGGAGCGTTCGTATGGGGTCCAGTTATGGATCCTACCCTAATTTCCTCGGAGAATCAACTCGTTTCACGTTTTGGTAAGCCTACTGACGGAAATGCAAAATCATTCTTCACTGCAGCTAACTTTTTGGCCTACACCAATAACCTACAAGTTATTCGTGTGGCAACTGCTGACGCTCGCAATGCTGTAGTGACTCAATCTGGCACCGTGACTGGTGTTACCATCGCTGAAGGTGATGGTGGTACTGGTTATACTGCACCAGTAGTTACCTTTGGAGCTCCAAACATTGAAGGTGGTGTCCAAGCTACCGGTACTGCTGTAGTGTCTGGTGGTGTTATCACTTTTATCAATATCGTTGAGCCTGGCTCTGGCTACACATCAGCTCCGTCGGTTACTGTAACCGACGAAGATGGTGTTGATTTTGTGGGTACTGCCACATTTGCTGTTGGTGGTGCTACTATTAACAACGAAGATGTTTACATGAACACTTATGTAAACGGTGGTGGTGTATTCGGCGAGTTCGCAGCAAAGTATCCAGGCGCGCTTGGAAATTCGATTGCAGTCGCAATGTGTGACCGTCTTACATATGCTGGTTGGGACTATGCAGCTGAGTTTGATAGTGCTCCAGGTACATCAACTTACGCAGCGGCCGCTAATCCAACTCGTGCTCCAGAAGATACACAAGTTGACGATGAGCTACACATTGTTGTAATTGACTCTCAAGGTCAGTGGACCGGTATTCGTGGTGCAATTATTGAAAAATTTGCTTACGTTTCGAAAGCTTCTGATGCTCGCAAGACTGATGGCGCTAACAACTACTACCGCGATGTAGTAAATGCAAATTCCAAGTACATCTGGTGGATGGATCATCCAGCATCCGGTGAAAACTGGGGTTCGGCCGCAATCAACACCAATTTTGACGCATTGAGCAATGCTGAAGATCTAGTAGCTATTGGTGGTGTTGCTCTTTCCGGTGGTACTGACGACTTAGCTCCTACTGACGGTCAACTGCAAGACGGCTTTGCTGTATTTGCAAACGCCGAACTGTATGATGTATCATTGATTCCTTGCGGTGGCGTTTCTGCTGCAGTTTCAAAGTTTGTTGTTGAGCAAGTTGCTGAAATCCGTAAGGATTGTGTTGCATTTGTATCTCCAGTCGACGTCACATCCGGTGAAGTTATTTCCGGCTTTGATGCTGCTGAGAAACTAGTTGCATTCCGTACCGATCAGTCGTTCAACGTAAGCTCATCTTACGCTGTGTTGGACTCTGGTTACAAATACCAATACGACCGCTATAATGACACGTACCGTTGGATTCCTTTGAACGGTGACATTGCTGGTTTGTGCGCTCGTACAGATTACACCAATGATGCATGGTGGTCTCCAGGTGGCTTGAGCCGCGGACAGATCAAAAACGTTGTTAAGTTGGCTTACAATCCAAACAAAGCAGAGCGTGACGAATTGTACAAAAATGGTGTTAACCCAGTTGTATCGTTCCCAGGTCAAGGTATTGTTTTGTTCGGCGATAAGACGTTGTTGAGCAAGCCAAGTGCATTCGACCGTATTAACGTACGTCGTTTGTTCATTGTTCTTGAGAAAGCGATCGCAACTGCCGCTAAGTATCAATTGTTCGAATTCAACGACGGTTTCACCCGCGCTCAATTCCGTACATTGGTCGAGCCATTCTTGCGTGATGTCCAAGGTCGCCGTGGTATTATCGACTTCCGCGTGAAGTGTGATGAAACCAACAACACCGGTGAGGTCATTGACCGCAACGAATTCGTTGCTGACATCTTCATTAAGCCAACTCGCGTTATCAACTTTATCAACTTGAACTTCATTGCAGCACGCACTGGTGTTTCATTTGATGAAATTGGTGGGTAATAAATAAACGAGAACGGGGAACTTCGGTTCCCCACTTAAAAGGAGAAATATAAATGGCAACGATTTCAGCTTTCAAAGCTAACATGCAAGGTGGTGGCGCACGCCCAAACCAATTCCGTGTTGAATTGACATTCCCAGGTTTCGTCGGTGCGATTGGATCAGTTGCAGGTAATGCTGCACAATTCCTATGCAAGTCGGCACAACTTCCAGCATCTACAATTGACGACATCACGGCATTCTACCGCGGCCGTCCGGTTCACTTTGCTGGTGAGCGTACATTCGCTCCGTGGACAGTGTCTGTATTCAACGACAACAACTTCTTGATCCGTAACGTGATGGAACGTTGGTCTGATCGTGTTTTGAACTACGATGCAACCAATGGTATTCTTGCACCTACAGACTATCAAGTTGATATGTCAGTTTACCAACTAGATCGTAACGATCGCGTTGTTAAGCAATACCGTTTCTACGACGTGTATCCAACCAACGTTGGTCAAATTCAACTCGATTTTGAGGCAAACAACCAAATCGAACTATTTGATGTTGAATTTACTTACAACTATTTTGTTGCAAGCGACGTTTAATTAAATAACTTGGAAACTATAGCATGGAATTATTTGGTTTCGAAATAGCAAAAAAGAAACCTCAACAGGAAAGTGGGAGCGTGATTGCTCCCCCTCCTGACGATGGGGCTACTGTTGTTAATTCTGCGGCAGCGTACTACGGTCTTGTTGTAGACCTAGAGGGCGCTGTTAAAAATGAAAACGACCTAATTCGTAGATATCGCGAATCCGCTCAATATGCGGATTGTGATGCTGCAATTGAAGATATTGTCAATGAGGCAATTGTCGCTGACTCTAACGCTAAACCAGTTACGATTATACTGGATGATTTGAAAGTTTCAGAGTCAATCAAGACAAAAATTCGGGATGAGTTTGAAACAATATGCCGACTCTTTAAAGTTGAGTCGAAAGCGCATGATTTGTTTCGTCAGTGGTACATTGACGGAAGAATGTTTTACCACATCATTTTAGATGAAAAGAATGTCAAGAACGGCATTCAAGAATTACGACTTGTTGATCCGCGCAAAATTCGCAAGATCAAGACTGTCAAAAAAGAAAAAACCGCTAGCGGTGTTGAGATCTCAAAAGTTGTCGAGGAATACTACTTGTATAACGACAAGGGGATCACAGAGCAGACTACCCAAGGGGTGAAGATGTCTGTCGACTCAATCATCCTCTGCACGTCGGGCATGATTGATTCGAATACCGGAATGATTCTGGGGCACTTGCATAAAGCAATTAAGCCGGTCAACCAATTAAAGATGATGGAAGATGCATTAGTCATCTACCGTATATCACGTGCACCAGAGCGCCGTATTTTTTATATTGACGTTGGTAACTTACCAAAAGTGCGCGCGGAACAGTATGTCAACGAGATTATGAATAAGTTTCGTAACAAAGTTGTATACGACGCCGCAACAGGTGAAGTTCGTGACAACCGTCAACACCTATCGCTGATGGAAGACTTCTGGATGCCCCGCCGTGAAGGTGGTAAGGGAACGGAAATCACAACCCTGCAGGGCGGTCAGAACTTGGGGAATATTGAAGATGTTCAGTATTTCCAGAACAAACTATATCAAGCACTCAATGTGCCTTTGTCTCGCCTACAGCCAAACCAGAGTTTTAGCCTTGGTAGGTCTACGGAAATCACCCGCGAAGAAATCAAGTTCAACAAATTTGTTGAACGTCTTCGTAGCAAGTTTGGCCGCTTGTTCATTGATGCTCTCCGCATTCAATTAATAGCTAAGGGTATTATCCGAGCCGATGAGTGGGATGATCTTTCAGCACAAATGAAGCTGGACTTCCAGCGCGATAATCATTTCACGGAAATGAAGAATGCTGAGATCATGCAGCAACGAATTGCAATGTTGCAGCAAGTCGACGCATTTGTCGGTAAGTACTATTCTGTGGCGTGGGTGCGGAAAAACATCCTCCAGCAAACAGAAGAAGACGTCAAGAATATTGAGAAAGAAATGCTTGCTGACAGAGATCAGCAACTAGATTTTGCAGCACACCAAGGTGAAATCAATGTTGCAAAACAAGGCCCTCAAGAAGAACAGTAATACAAGGAGATAGAAAATGAGCGTACACACCCTTATCGATGCAATTGCATCCGGCGATTCACAAGCAACCCAAGAAGCAT